GATCCGCTTTGTCAACAAGTTCCCACGCCGCACCTGATGTGGTCACTGCCACTTGGTTCGCTGTGTTGGTTGAACTTATTGTTGCTGATGTGTTGTATTTGTAAAGTTTTGGATAGTTCTCAAGGTCACTTGTGTCAATCCATAAGTCGTTAGTTACGAGTGCAGTACCATCTGACTGTGTAGTCGGTGCTGTTGCTGAGAACTGTGGACCATTCGGTGATGTTGTTGCATATGCTGTTGCGTATCCAACCCAAGTTGTACCATTGTGTGTCATGATGTCTGCTTCGTCTGTAGAAGTGTCATACCATAGTGTACCGTCTGCAGGTTCATTGCTTGGTGAACTTGTTGAAGCAGTGTAGCTCAATCTCTTGAAGTTTGAAGCCATGATACCTGTGTTAGCACTTGAGTCAAGGCTCTCACCTGTTGGTAGATCATACAAGTTGTCGATCAGTGTTGAGCTGTTCGCTGTGTATGTTCCATGACTGTGTGCCGTTGTTGCACTGAAACCCGCATCTGCCAGTGGTGTTCCTGATGTGTCAAACATTCTGAATTCACCGCCCAGTGCGTGTGTCATTGTGATCTCACCAGTAGCTAATTTAGAAGCACTAACGTTAGTCAGTCCCGCCGCCGCCACTGCCGCTATAAAGTCGTCAGCACCTGTGCCACTTACTGTGACAGTAACCGCTGAACTCAAAGCTTCTTGGTTCTTGACAGATTCCTGTATCGTGAAAGTGTTTCCACTTGTGAAACTAGGTGAAGTAATCAAACTTGTGATAGTTGTTGCACCGCCCTCGTATCTGAACAGTTGGAAGTCAGCAAGAGCTGGAGTTGAATCATTGGCATCTGCCGCCGTCATTGACTCTTCAGTCACGTTGTACTGTGCGTAAATCGTTCCCGTTGATAGAGCAGTTCCACCGTTCGCCGCGTCTAGGTTGTAGATCGCTGAATGGTTGGTAGCATAAAGTGGGGAAGCAACTGTTGAGAAGCTCGCACTTGCTGTGCTGTAAAGTTTAGCAACCAGGTTAGCGCCTGCGTTAGCTGAAGTAGTCTTGAACCAAACAGAACCGTTGGGTCTGTTCTCGTCTGCAGTCTTCCAAGTTGGTCTGTTGGTGTGTTTAGCCTGTAACAGTTTAGCACCGTTCTTGACACCTGCTGTTATCCCTAATTCTGCTAACAATCCATTTCCTTCTTCAAATCTGATTGTGTTAGCACCGCCTGTTGAATCGCCTAGTGCCTTACCATTGTGGAATATCTCTAGGTTACCTGTTGTACTATTGATTGCTGAGGTAACGTTAGTAACATTAGATCCAATTGCTGTGTTAACATCTGATAATGCTGTTCCGCCTGATGTGATAGTCACACCGTTCATCACCATGTTCTTAGTAGTCACTACTGTTCCAGATGCAACTGAAATTACAGGTAAAGATGTGTTCCATGCTGTTGAACCAACTTGTACCCAAGTGTTAGATGCTGTCTTCTTGTACATCTTGTTAGTAACGTGTGTGGTGTTGATTGCGTAATCACCAATTGACCCAATTGAAGTCTTAGGTGCACCAGTTGAGACACTGCCAACTAGGTCGCCAGTTGATGTGATCAATGTTGGAGTGATTGCTGTGAATGATTGATTGGTAGCAGACCATTCAAATGTACCATAGTTGCTTGATGCAAGGTCAAACCAGTATGTTCCGTTTGTTGGTGCCGCCGTTGGTGCCGAAGCACTTCCGAGTAATTCGCTAGTGTCTACGTTCGTTCTTAGCACGTAAGCTCTGTTGGCAACTCCTAGGAAAGAGTAGGCCGCTTGTAGACCCCATTCGTTCAACTCATAACCGTGTAATGAATTTCCTGAAGCGTCTGTGTAGAATTTCGGATCTCCGAAAGTCTCTGTTAATTCTCTCTGAGATGAGATCAAGTAAGCAGTGTTGGCGTTGGCTGTTGTTGTTCCCGCCGCAGTTCCGTCGCCTGCTCCGTTTGTCTTATTCCCTGATGATGCTACTATGAATAGTGGTGTTGTACCCGCATCTGATGGTACATAAAAGCTCTCGTTTATTACTGAAACTTCTACTCCTGGTGATGTTAATGCCATTTTTCGTATTCTCCTTGCAAGTTACGTATATACTAGAGTTATTTATTCAATCATACGGTTTTGTTGACATAATTTACCGTTTTCGAGGTGCCTATATAGGTGACGTAAATACACACATGCAGTACCAAGACAGACCGTTGTGTAAGGAGTGTAAGACCAAGCCTAGGGCCTATGCTTATAAAAGATATGGTAGGATATATTGGCGTAGCAAGTGTGATACTTGCATCAGGAAAAAAGCCGGTAAGCGAGTAGGTGGTGTGACTGCGTTGCAACGTTCAGGATACAAGAAGCATAAGAAGTGTGAACTGTGTGGATTCAAGGCACAAGCACAGGCTCAGTTGGATGTGTTGTTCGTGGATGGGAATCTGAGGAATACTAATGCTGTTAATCTAAAAACTGTTTGTGCCAATTGCCAACGATTGGGTAGTACCCGTAGACTCGGATGGCGTGTGGGTGATCTTGTCGCTGACGATTAGGTCGTCTATTTTTGAATGTAAATCTTCCAACGTCCCGTCATTAGTGATCAAGTGATCGTACTCTGATTTGGCCCATGCGTATTCGGACGAATGTACATTTTTAGGTATGACATTTCCTTCCACGTAATCCGTGAACCATTCAGGATCCTGTCCCCTCTTCACGAGCAGTATCGTTCCGCCCATTTCTCTTATTGTTTTTATCTCGTTCTCGAATCTCGTGTCTGCGATCACAGTAGGTTTGCCGTCATATCTGGCCATGCAACTGTCAACCCATATAGCATCATGCATGCCTTGCCTCATGACTTCAGTGCCAAAGTATTGTAGTACCCAACGTGGGGTCACATCCTTGCCAAAACGTTTGCTCCAGAACGCATCAGGCTTCTCTCTCCATGCCCTGCTTTGATCGGTCTTGCCTTCCAGCATCTCCCTGTCCCAGTTGAACATGGAACCGACCGCGTCCTTTAAACTTTTTGCGAATGAATCTTTTCTGAATTTGTGTTTGTGTTCCAGTCTGTCTGCGACTGTGCCTTTACCAGAACCTATCAACCCTACCACGCCTATCAACATAGTACTATTATACTATTTTTTCAAACGTTTTTCAATCTCTTTTTTGACATCATGTATCTGTGTCAATACCAGTCTACGCATACTCAGTTTCTTTTCTTTCAGGGCGTGTATGGACATGTTTTCCAGGTCATCCACCATGTCTGCTAGTTCTTCTAAGGTGCATTTAGGAAGTTTTTTGTATCTGGAATCTATCATGATACTTGTATTTAAAATAATTTTTGGTAAAGGAATATGGTATTAGAAGTTAACCGATAACAAAACTGTGTGGCGTGCCACCCTCTTGGAAGTTTCCTATCTCGGATTCTAGTCTTTCCATCTCTGCTGTGCCTTCTGCCTTTAAGGCATCACCGTTCAGTGTGGTGCCACCTTGTGGTCCTGCGATTGTGTTGAATTTACCTCTCGCTTCTCCCAACATGAGTTTAGACACTGCGAGAGTGTAATCCCTGATCCATGGTTTTGAATAGATGTCTTTGAACAGTGTTATGTCTGGTCTGTAGTTGTCAGTGTGCATGAGAACTGTTTCGTTGTCTGCTCTTGGTCTCTGTGTGATCGTTAATTTTTTAGTCGCGACATCAAAATGGAATTGTATGAAACTTCCAAACATTTTCCCCACTAATTCTTGGTATGATGCGAATGCATAGTAAGTGGCCAATCCGCCAGTTGCTCCTGCTCTCAACAAATACGTGTTCGTGTAGGCCAAGTTGAAAGGTTCGAACAGTGTTCCACCTTCACCACCCTCGGATCTTGATCCAACAGTCCTTCTGTTTAAGTTTCTCACGTTGATCACTTCATCTGGCAAGATATAACTGTTTTGATTTTTCTTTAATTCAAGGAATGCGTATGATTCTTCTACTGCGTTTGAAGATCGCTGTCTGAATTTGTTTACTGCTCTTTCCAGTGCCGTTTGATAGTGTTTTGGGTCTAAT